TCGAGAAATTTTATCCAAAATTGATACCCAATTTGAACACCTGTATCGCCGCGTTGTCGATGCCGTCTAGCTGGTTCACATAGATGCACAGCCAGAGTACTGGCTTTTGAAAAACTTTTATTACAAAATTTACAATTAACTAAATCGCCCAATTTCTTTATCTTGTAGTCCAGTTGACGTAGCATAGTCTATCAGTTCCTCTTTTGAATTGATAGCAGTCATGATATCCAGTTCTTGATTACTGATACTGGGAAATTCTTCAATCAAAAACTCGCGCAGTCTATCATTACTGGTTTTTTTATTGCCCAGTGGTTTGATCCAACTATGGCGCATGGGCCCAAAGCCGGGAACAGTTGTAGTCAACAACTGCCATTGCAGTTTGGGGTGCGCCTTTAAATCAAAAAAGTTTGGATTGACCCATTTATTGGTTGCTCGCAACACATACTCGTCTAGACCGGCCATGCCCGCCGAGTCCACTGCTGAAGTGTAGCGCAACATCAAAAAAGGACTAAACCCTTTGCGTTCTTCCTCGTCTAGTTCGTCATAGAAGTTTTTATTTTTAGCGTCTAGATTTTTGAGCACACGATTTAACTCTAATTTAGGTTTTGCTTTTTCTTTAGGTTTTGCCATTACCAAATTTTTCCAAAGTCTACAACTTCACTGTGTCTGCTGAGTTCTTTTACCAAATACACACAGGGCGGGTTGGGTTCATCGTTCAGCGGCACACTCAACATCTGCCCCAATTTCAATTTAGGTGCGTACCATTTGATGTCTTGATAAATGTCCACTACTTCAATCAATTTGAATTCGGGCCTAAAGCTGGTCAGCGCGTTGAACATAAACGCACTAAAGCCTCGATCATTTAGTGATGTTACAGGAATAACCTCTAGGTCGCCAAATTCTGCTTCACCAATTAGTATTTGCCAATCCACAGGCACTGAAATTTCGTTGCCATTTATTCGCAATACCAAGGCCGGACTGTTGAAACTTTCCATAAAGATCAATGGGATAAAGTAGTGATCGGGATCTTTAGGGTTGCTGTTGTCCAGCACACAGAACCGTAGATCATCGACTTCGTCGGGAATGTTGGCCATAGAAAACGGCAAGTTGTCAAGTGTAAGTATTCTCATATTATTTCCATTCTATTTTTTCTACCGAGTAGGGATACTGACTTTCACTGTAGTAGGTTTTTCTTTTGGCTAGGTGCCGTTTGGAAAATTTACAACTACTGGTGACATCATAGATGTTTACAAAGTCTTTGTCATGTGCTTTGCGTACCCCACGACCAATGCTTTGTATGACTCGCACAAAGCTCTTTCCTGGCTCCAGCAGCACCAAGTTAAACACACGGGGAATATTAACACCGGTACTGGTCAAGCCAAATGTGGATATCAATATTTTATCATCACTGACATGAATGTCAGCATATTCGGCTTTTCGTTCGGTACCTTTGGTTCCGCCACTGATAAATGTGCTGTCGGGAATTAGTCGGGCCAGTTCTTCACCACAAGCAATACGGTCAACCAATACCAGGGTATTGCCAGTGGCTCGAAGGGATGCAATAAAACCGGCTAGGAATTCCAGTCTGGATTGGTCAGTGACCAAATACTTTAGTTCGCTTTGATAGTCTCTAAAGTCCCTATAGTCCTGTAATTGTTTGACATGCACATGGCAATTGGCCAGTACACCTTGCTCCTGCAGCTCGTGTGCGGTAAGTGAGTCTACCACTTCACCAATGCTGATCTTCAGCGCAAAAAACTCAAAGTCTTCTTTGGGAATAGTTCCAGTGAGTCCCCAACGTATAGGAATACCAGCCATAGGGCCTGTTAGCAGACCCTTTAAGGCGTCACCTTTTATACCATGGCACTCGTCTACGATAACGCCAGTTACTCCAGACAAAAACTCATCGATGGGTACCACAGCTTCGTGTGCCTTGGTACGTTTAAAAATAGCATTAAGACTTTGCCAAGTGCAGATGGTATGTGTTTTATCATACTCTTTACGATCTCCGTACAGTACACCCACATCTAGCCCACATAACTTGTAGTCTTCCTCAGTTTGCTGTACTAGTGTCTTACTGGGTACTACCACAATACTGCGCCCATACTGTTCAATATTTTTGCTCAATGCTGCAGTGATAATGGTTTTACCTGACCCAGTGGGCGCACTGACCAATGCCTGTGGATTGGCCAGCAAACTGTTGATAACACCAACTTGATAGTCTCGCAACAGCACAGGTTTACCCTCATGCAAATGCCCTGCAGGCCATGTCACACCCTCAAAGAATCCTTCCTCAACTAGCCCAAATTCAAAACTGCGATTGTAAGTACGCCGATCGTCAAGTTCCAGCTCATAGCCTTCGTTAAGCAGTACGTCAACAATACCAGGCAACAGATTAACATAAGTGGTACCGCTGAGTTGAAAAAACGCAATACGCCCGTCCCAGCGCCCCAACTTTACACTGGGCAAATGTCTAGCATAGGGTACTTCAAATTTATATCGATTGGCCAAGGTGCGGCGTGTTTGCACACTTAGCCCCTCTACCTTGCAATTGGTTTCGTCGTGTATAATTATTGTTGCTATCATATAGGAGTGAATACCACAATTTTATTAGTGGCTTGGGTGATTAAACTGCGTCGCAGTCCAGTATTGTACATTGTACTATCAAACACTGTCAAATCAAAATAATCGTCAATCATTTCCAAAGCTGACAGTTTTCGAAATGTTGTTTCTCGAGCACCGGCGACCTGTAAATTACCAGCCACAAATTTTGTTTTCACACAAGACCCAAAAATATCCAAAATTGGTTCAACCTGTTCCTGTAAGTTGTTAAGACTAACAGCGTAGTTGTGACCAGGTTGCAAGGATTTGATCTCGTGTAAGGTTGTAGCCAGTGCGTCTAGACTGCCTACACATACGACTTTATTGTATATTAGATCCTGTGCTAGATCAAAATGCGTCAACTGGCTGCGATACGTTTGATCTAAATCCTGTTTAACTGAGTTGCTGATGTTGTAGCCATAGCGTGTAGACTGCCAACAGATGCTTAATAGATCTTGAGACCGAAACAGTTCCTCAACAGCACTTTGCAAGCTGGGAACAGCATCAGGAATGGCCAGTACACCGTTGTTGTTGACTACAGTGTATCGAACTGCAACATCAGTAGAAACAATTTGTTCATAGGCGGCAGTTAATTGAGGGTCAACTTCAAATCCCTGCTTTGTTGCCCAAGGTACTACTAATCTGATATTGGCCAACCCGGGCCAAACTGTCCATATTTTGTTGGCTCTATCCCATTCAAATTGGCCTTGAGCACACTTGCTGAGTTCATTCATTTCAGCTACCAAGCGAGAGTCAAATCTAAATTGTATTTGAATAAGGCCTTTGGCTAATACCACACTGCGGGTGCGATCTAATTCAACGATCTCGGACTCGGCTTGAGGATTGTCCCAATTGAATTGGCTGAAATCATAGTCGCTTTTAAGCAACTGCTTTCGATACTTGCGTGCCAATTTCACACAAAGTGAATACTGTGCATCAGTTAGTGTAGTGGATCCGCGAATTAGCAAATGGTTGCTGATGTTTTGTACAAACCCTACATCGTATCTAGCTAGTCTAAATGCCGGCCAAGTGTAGCGCATTCCGGGTTGTGGTACACCTCCACGATTGGCCAACAAGTGTATTAGCTGTTCTATTGTTTCAATCTTTGACGGCATAAAAGACAGTATACATTAATTATATAGCAAAGTCAAAAGAAAAAACCCGGGCTGTTACACCCGGGCCAAAACCTAACGCATCAAATCAACTCAAACCAACGCCTTCACACACTCTTCAACAAACTGGTTTCTGCGTAGCTGACCCACTTGCTGGGGAAAGCCTTACGCAATTGGGCAATTTTGATAGATGTACGCAAACTAATTTCGCGCAAACGAGCAGCATTTTTGGTGATGAAGTCAACAATCTCATCACGTGCCACTGCTGGCTCGTCAAAGTCGTATTCGTCCAACATGCCGTCTTGCATGATTTGTCGAATACGCAAAATTTTGTCACGCGTCGTGTCAATTTTAAGGTCAACAAAGTGACAACGCGACTCAAGTGCTGTCAAGTGGTCACGCAGTTTAGCGCTCTTGACATTGCTGAAGCTGAGGTTGGTAATAAAGATTACCGAACCTTTGAAGTTGAAACTGTCTGGGATGCCTTCACGACGCAGAGTAGCTGAATCAGCAAGCCAGCTGATCTTGCGCTTCTTGCCAGTGTCTAGTGCGCCTTTCAGCAAGTTCAGTGCAACGTCGTCAAAGAACACGCTGTCGGCGTCGTCAAACACTAGAACACAGTTAGGGTCACTGTACTTGTACAAGGTAGCGTACAGTGCGATTGGAGTAACATTGCCTTTGACAACTTCGGCGCGCAGTTTCTTGCCCGCAATCTTGTCAAACAAACAAGCGTTTTCAATAACACGCTCAATACCAAAGCTCTTGCCAACTCCAGGAGGGCCAGTAACAATCATAGCGCGGATGTCACCGTTGGTCACAGCCGACGCCATCTCGTCAAGAATCTCAAAACGCTCACGAATGCGAACCATAATCTCTTCGTCGGTCTCAACTACCACAGGCTTGGCCGGCTCAGCTGGAGTTGGCGCACCCGACACAAACTCATAAGCGTCGGTACCGGACACGCGAATACGAACACGATCTTTTCCAAA